GTATTCTTGATTTTAAAGGTTCATTGAACCTATCAAGCATAACTGATACAGGTCCTGAGATATCAGATTTTCTGATCGAATGAAAGAAATTTCTTGAAAATTCTTTCAAACCGCAACTTTCTAAACTTGTTAAGTTTCCTGAAATTTCAGGTCCTAAGCTTTTCCCCATCTTAAAGTCGGGTCCAACGACCCTTTCTTTAGATGACCCTCCGGGTCCGTCTTATACAAATTCTTCTGTCCGAGCATTAGTTATAGCAGCTCGTGTCTGATTACGTAAGTCATCAGATAACGTGATGCTAAATGCTCTGACAAGATTTTGTACTCAGATAAAGGACTCTAAGACATTTGTATCACGGCTTCAAACAGTGGCTATGGTAAGCAACTCTCGAATCGATGAGACGAGTTTTGCGCACTTATCCTTAGGTGCAGTTCGGTATAAACCCGAACCTGCAGGTAAGATTCGTGTATTTGCCATGGTTGATGCTTGAACCCAGTGATTACTCCATCCTCTGCACGATTGACTCTTTAAAATATTAAGAGCAATCCCGCAAGATGGTACATTTGATCAAATGAGTCCTATTCTCCGTCTCCAATCGTTATATGGAAGTAACCCGAAGGGGTTATTTTCTTCTATCGATTTGAGCTCCGCAACTGATCGTCTCCCTATCTCAATGCAAGTCATTCTCTTAGAGGTCCTCCTTAAAGATATCGTTCCTGATTCGAAAATATTTGCCGAATCTTGAAGAGATATTCTTGTAGAAAGGAAGTACTCCACAGGTTTTAACTCTGCGGAAGACACTACTAAAGAAAAGAGATTTACGGTTAAACGTAATACTCCTTCCCATGTAGTATATTCTGTAGGTCAACCTATGGGTGCTTTATCCTCATGAGCGATGCTTGCTCTTACACACCACGCTATGATGCAGTTTTCTGCATCAAAGTGCGGAAGTAAGAGTTGATTTAAAGATTACGCAGTTTTGGGGGATGATGGAGTGATCAAGGGAACTAATCAAACTCGGGCTTACCGAGCTTTACTCCAAAGAATTGGGGTAAAGGCCGGATTAGCGAAATCTATTCTTTCTAAGAATAAATTTGTTATAGAATTTGCGAAGAAGTTCTTCGTAGATAATACAACAGCTAATATGCTACCATTTAAAGAGAGTCTAGCAACTATGTGCTCTACTTCTTTAGTGGTAGAATTCGTCCGTAAGTATGATTTGTCTCTAAATGCAATTCTTTCCTTTCTAGGTTATGGTTACAAATCTAAAATGAAGGTTTTTAAAACCTTGTACTTTAAGTTACCCACACGCTTAAGGGTTCTTTTAGTGTGACTAAGTCACCCTAATAGCCCTTTAGGCAAGTCTTCTTATACTGATTGACTTCTTCAAAAGTCGTGATCTGAGAGTTTTTCACCCTCTGATTCCGCTATTGAAGAAATGATAGATATAGTATCTCGGTTAAACTCTGAAAAGTTTGACCAGATTTATACTGTCTTCATGAAGTATATTAAGACTGTGGAGGATACTCCAAAGGTTTTGGATTCTGTAACCCCAATTCCCATTATTTCTATGGCCTCTCTTAATGGATCAGACGGCGCGACGGTTACAACAAATGTACCCTGAAACGCAGTCTTAAGTCCAGATCTTCATGCATCAGATATCGATTACGATTATCTATCTGCTTGAAATGAGGGAGGAATGTCGAATCATGGGTACCGATTTTCAAAACTAAAAGAATTGAAGATTGGTATAGATCCGTGAAAATTGCATGATGAGTTCCTTGTTAAAGCCGGTCGAGAGACTGACTCTACTCCAATCTTTTTCGGAAAGGAGATCACTCCCAAGGGGCTTGTTAATCCCTTGGATACTTTATCTTCCAAACTGGATCATCTTTTTAGTTTAGATGATCTGAAGGCGGCAGTACCAGAGAAATTCTGATCTGAGACGAGGGAGGGTGAGCGGCCTTTTAGGGACTTCTTGTCTATCTATAAATTATGACAAGAAATTACTAAACCATTATGGGCTGAATTTTATGGTAAAGATTTATCTTTACCTCCTAAAGTTCAGCACATCAAGCATGAACGAGGTGATACAGAAGGACAGAT